TCGGTGGCGGTCGGTGGCGCAGGCGCGGCGACGCTGGACGCCAGCGCGCCGAGCTTGCCGAAGGTCTGAAATGCGCTCAGCATGGCTTAGGCTGCGGCGATGACGGCGAGTTTGTCGCCGGGCTTTACGCCAATGTATTCCACGGAGCCGGATGGCAGCGGGGTGTCGTTGACCGTGGCGCTATGGCTGCTGCCCGTGGCCACGGTGAAATGACACGCCCCATCGGCATACAGGCGCAAGAACTTTGTAGTTGCGCCAAACGCGGCGCTGAGCTGGCTCGCGCCCAGTGTCAGAGGGGTCTGGTTGACGGCCGCAGTAAACTGGCCGACAGGCGCGTCCTGATAGTTGGCGCCCTGCGCCAGGGCGGAAAGTTCGGTGATCCAGAGCTTGGCCATTTGGGTTCCTTCGGGTGTTGAGTGGTGGTGCTTCGGCTCACGCGCCGGTGTTCATGTCGGCATCCAGCAGCGGGTCTGCACCAGCGGCGGATGCGGGGGGCGCCGGCACGGTGGCCGCGTTCACGGGGATTCCGCTGCTGTCTTTCTCGCGCAGCCAGCGGCTTTGCTGCTCCAGCGTGTCGCCGGGGTTGCCGCCACGGCGGCGGATGACTTCGGGGCCGCTCACGTAGCAGCGGTCTTCCAGCTCGCCCCAGGCCTTGGCTTCCTTTAACGGATCAATCCACGGCATGGCCGGCGGCATGTAGGCGGCGTCGTCCAGGGTGTCGGCGCGCACGCCGGCGGGCACTTTCAGCAGGCCGGCGGCGATGGCTGTGGCGATGAACTGCTCATACACCGGCTGCACGATGCGCCCGATGAACTCGTTGGCCAGCGTGCCGTAGATGGCGTAACCCTCCACCAGCTCCTGGCGCTGCGCGCTGTAGGTGCCGTCGTAGGTGCGGGCGATGCTGCTGAAGGTCGGCCCGGCGCCGGCGGCAATCGCCTTCAGTTGCCCGCTGCGGTAGGTCTCCAGGTTCGGGTTCGGCCGGTTGGTGTCGATGGTGCCGATCTCCTCGCCCGGACGCAGGTCGTCAAAGATCATGCCGGGGCGCATCTTCATCGCCCGGCTGGTCTCGCTGCCGTCGGTCGGCGCGGCGTAATCGTCCGGGCTGCCTTTCTTGATGAAGGCGGCCATGCTGGCGGCGATCTTGGCGGCCACGCGCTCGCTTTCCTCGTAATCCTTCAGGTCGTCGAAACGGTCCAGCACGCTGGCAAACACACTCACGCCGCGCATCTGGCGGATGCGGTGCACGTTCTTCAAGTGCAGCATGTAGGCGGCGCCAATGCGTTTGGTCTGCCCGGCGGCGTACATCGTGCCCATCACGGCCGTGGGGTCGCTCTTGTAAACGTGGTAGCCCGTGGGTGCGCCCCAGGCGTTCACCTCGATGCCCTGCACCACCTGCAGCGGCGCGCTGGCGTTCAGGTCCATCGGCACCATGTCGGCTTCCAGCATCTCGATGCTGAACGGCACCTTGGTGCGGTGGTCCAGCGTGGCCAGGGTGCCGGCCACCAGCTGGCTGAAGACTTCGCCGTCGCGCATCCAGCTGCGGCACAGCAGGCGCTGGGCGCTGGCCCAGTTGTGCTGGCGCGTCACCTCCGGGGCGGTGCACCAGTCTTTCCACAGCTCGATGATCTGTTTGGCCAGCGCGTCGTCGATGCTGCCGTCGGCGCGGCGCGGCTGCGGCTCGATGCCGATGCCGGTCGGCCCCACGATGTTGTTGACCAGCGTGTTGAGCACGCCCAGCGCCAGGTCATAGTTCTGCTCCAGGTGGCGGGCGATCTGGCGCAGGCTGCCACCGGCACGCAGCACCGCGTCATTGGCGCTGCCGGTCTCGCGGCGGTTCTTGTGCAGGCGGCTGGGCACCGCGGCCTCAAAATAGGCCAGCACGCGGCGCGCGTGGGCGCGTTTCACGCCAGCGGCGGGCGAGATCCACGCGACGATGCGGTCCGCCAGCGTAGGCGCCGCCGGGTTTGTGGCGCTGGCGCCTTTGCTGGGTTTGGCCATGGGTGGGTCAGTCCGAGAAGTCGGCCAGCTGGTGGCGCGGGTAGGGGCGCGGCGTGGCGCTCGATGTGGACGCAATCTCTGCGCGGATCGCCTGGCGCGCCTGCATCAGTTCGTCCATGGTGCGCAGCGTCACTTGTTTGCCGTCGGCGGTGCGCACCGTCAGCTCGCCCGAGGCGATAGCGGCATCAATGGCCGCGAGGTCGGTGGTGGTGAATGCCATGGGGCAAGGGTGCCCGGTGTGCTGTGCAAAATCTTAAATTTGTGCACGATCTGGCGCCGCCCGGCGCCGGCCTACTCCGGGTCCGTGCGCGGCGCCCACTCTTTCAGCGGGTCGATCTGCGCTGAAATGTCATTCAGGAAGATCACGCGCAGGCCGGTGGAAACGAGGTCTTCTGCAAAATACTTCTGAAGCGACGTTTGCACCGGCACCTCATAATGAAATTCGCCAGCGGCGGCGATGGCGGCGGCATACTCCGGCGCGTCGTTGATGTCGGGCAAGTCGGCCAGCACCAGGCGCGAGCCGAAGCGGTGGTCATCCGACAGGCGCTTGACGCTGAAGGTGCCGTCGGTGTTGGCCCCTACGTAATATCCCCGGCTCAGCATGTCACCCAGCACAACGTCTGAATTGGCCGTGGCGATGTATTCGCCTTTGCGGTCGATCAGGTTGTTGTTGTATTTGACCCAATTGAAGCCCTTTTCCCGCTTGCCGATTTCGCTATAGGTGTAGTCGCTGGCCTGCGGCGGGAGTGAAATCAGGTATCCGGCGGCGGGGTCGTGCGCAAACGTGCCATCTTCCAGCGGCGCCCACTTGAATTCCTTGTAACCAGACTCGCCCGCCGTCGATGCCTGAACGTGGATATTCTTGACCGTCACCGCGCCCTCGGTGGTGCGGCTGTCCATGTAATACGGCCAGGAGTTGGGCGCGCTGCCGACTGTTGCGGTGGTGTCGATTTCGCCGTCCAGCCAGGTCTCGTCGGTGCGCTGGCTCATGGTGCCCTGCAGGCCGTCATAGTCCACCGTCAGCGTCGTGGTGGCCCATGCCGTGCCGGTCATGTTGTAGGGGTCCGGGTAGCCGCCTGTGCCGGGGTAGACAAAGGTGTGCTGCGACTCCTGCGTGATGGTGTACCTCATCAGCTTTGAGGCCATCACGAACGCGCCGGAAATATAGGGCGCATCGTAGCCGGCGGTGATGGCCGTGTAGATGTGCGAAACATCAGTGCCCATGTAAATTTCGCCAGTTGTGCCGGTGTTGTCGATCCACTGGTCTGACGCGCCACGATAGACCAGGACGGCCTTGGTGGCGTCCATCGGGTCCGTGGCGTCCAGCCGGTACACCAGCGTCAGGAACCGCTGGTAATTGTTGATGAAGCTGGGCTCTGTGTAGTCGCCTTCAATCTCGACCTCCAGATTGACCAGCACATGCAGGCCCAGGTCGCAGGGCTTGGGGTTGTCCAGAAAGCCCACCACCTTGGGTGCTGACCAGTCCTGCCCCTCGAACTTGACGATGCAGCGGTCGCCCACCTCGAACGCCCCGGCGTTGCAGGTCATGTAGACCACGGGCACGTTTTCAAGCGCCTCGGCCTGGTTCACGTCCAGCCCTTGGGCGGACGATACGGCGGGGGCCAGGGTTACGCTGGCGCGGTCCGTGCCCACGTTGAGAGCGGTGATCGTGCCCCATCGGTACGTGGGCTTGAACTTTTGCCATCCTGGCAGCACGGCGGCGTTCCAGTAGACCTGCTCCGGGCTTTGAATCTCGCGCGCCGTCAGGGCGCCATCGTCAACGGTGGGCGCGCGGCCATCAGGGGCCACAAGGACCAGCGCCGATTCGCCGGGCACATCAAGAGTAGCCACAAGGCCGGCGGCGTCTTCGGTGAAGTCGGCACACCACGCCGGGCGCTGTTCGGTGATTGCCAGCGCCAGAAGCGCGGTCTTTTCCGCCGTGGCCGCCACGATCTGGCCCTGCGTGGCCGCCAGTTTCGATTCGGCATCGGCCAGCCAGACACGCTGCTTGATGATCTGCACCGTCTTGGCGTCGATCTGCTTTTTCTTGGCTTCAAGTGCCGCCTGGTTGCGCGGCACGGCGTTGGAAAGCACGATGTACTCATTAATCAGCGCGTCGATTTCAGGGCCGAACGAATCGAGCCCGCCCTGAAAGCCGTCAACTTGCCCCTGCTGAAATTCGCGCCTGGACTCAAGCTCCACCAGTTGCGCGGTCAGCTTGGCGACCTTGGCGTCGCGCACGGCCATGCCGTAGTCCATCTCGATCAGATACCGCCCGTTCAACCCGCCGGAGATGATGGTGGCGCGGCCCATGGCTCAGTCACCGACGTCCATGTAGGCGTCATTGCCCTGCGGCACGTAGTAATTGATGAACGCTGTCACAAAGGACGCCGCGCCGTCGTAATAGGCCCGCTGGCCGGGGCGTAGCAGCCAGTCGATGGCGCAGCGCACGCGCGTGCGGCCTGACCCGATGGTGACGGATCGCACGCCGGTCAGGGTGCGGTCATAGCTGGTGGGCGGTGCCTCATCCTCGGCAAAGGCGGTGCTGTAGCCGCTGAGGGTGCAGGTGAAGTTGGTATTGCCCTGCGAATACGATGCGGTCTGCAGCGGAGCGCGGGCCATTTCATATTCGATGGCCGCGCCGTCCGGTATCTGGGCTGTGCGGTAAATGGTGAAGTGGGTCGCGTCGTTGATGCTGGCGGCCCACTGCAGCACGGCGGGCACCACGCACTGCACGTAGTTGCTCGCGCCGGTCTGCAGCGTGGCCTGCCAGCTGCTGATAGGCACGCGCACGGTGCCGCCGGGCGTGGTCAGGTCCATCACGTAATGGGTGATTGCGTCGCCAAGCTGCCCGGTGAAGTCGTGCCAGGCCAGCACGGCGGGGGCGGACAGCACCTGTGGGCCGCTGAGGCGGGCCTGAACGGTGGAGAAGATGGACAGCACCGCCGGGGCGCCAGGCAGGCCGGGTTCGCTGATGTAGGCCTCGACCGTTTCAGGAACCCCGCCCGATTCGCTGTCTGCGCCGAATGGGGCGCTTGCGTAGGAGCCTGCGCCGAAGGTCATGACGCGCTGGTCTGGAAGTCGTGCACGATCAGCAGCGCGCGAATGTCCGTGCCGTCCGCAAACGAGGTGGCCGCCTTCAGCGCGCCGGTGCTGCTGTCCACGGTCAGGGTGCAGGCCGGGGCCGATGCGCCGCCGTGGATCTGCGTAAACGTGGCGGTGCCCAGCACGGCCAGCGCGGGCGTGTCTGGGTTGATGCTGATGGTGTAGTCCACATCAAACACGCGGATAGTCGCGCTTTCCGGGGCCACGTTGGCATCGCGCACCTCCACCGTGCCGGTAACGCGCATGATGCCTGGGCTGCGCGGCGTGATGGCCGCGTCGTGGTCCATCAGGTTCATGGCCACATTGGCGGACGACTTCAGCGCCGTGGCGCTGGCCGTGCTGGGGAAGTTGATCTGCAGCGCCAGGGTGCGGACGCGGGCGATCTCCGACGAGCCGACGACGGTTTCATCCGCCACAAACGCGCGGGCGTTGTTGCCCATGGCCACGCTGTTCGCGCCGTAGACCGTGGCAGCGGACCCTACGGCGACGCAGCCCGCCAGCGGGTGCACCACGCGGGCATTTCCGCCGGCGGCCAGGCTGGTGCCGCTTGCCTGCGGCGGCGTGGCGGCGGCGGTGTTGTTATAGGCAAAGACGTGCAGCGCGGCAGGCCCCATGGATAGGGTCAGGTCTGCGGTGCTGTTGGCAAAGGCGCCGGAGGAGCTTTCCAGGGTGTTGCGGGTGCCGGCCCCGCCGTCCGTCGCCACGGTGACGACGCCGATCTCCCATTCGCCGGTGGCGTCTTCCAGAAGGTACGGATGCGACCCGGCCACGCTGTCAACGGTCTGCCCGGTGTATTGCCACAACTCCACCGCCGGGCGGACGTAACCCGTGATGGCGGCCCCGATGACGATGCGCCCGGATGAGTCAATCGAAGACGCTGTTTTGACGCGGTTGTACTGTGCCATGGCTTTACCCGATGGTGACGCTGATAGCCGAGACCTGGCCGGAGGCCACGATGCTGAGCGTGTTCAGCACGATGTACCCAGCCACCGCAGAACCGCCGACAGCCGCTGGCAGGGCCAGCAGCACGGTGCCGTCTCCGTCGCAGATTTCGCCGTAAGCAGCGGTGCCCGTGGCGTTGGCGCTGTCGTCGGCGCCGGCGGGCGTGATGGTCAGTTGCCCGGTGGTGCCGTTCACACTGCCGCACGGGTCGGTCAGGGGGATTTCGGCCAGCAGCACGTCTGCGGCGCTGCGGATGCGCACCATGCCGGCGGTGGCGGCGGCGTCGACCAGGGTTTTGAATGTGGTGTGCGCGGCGATCAGCGCGGCTGCGCTGTAGGTGGCGACGGTGGGGACGGTCATGGCGTGGGCTTTCCGGGGTTGGGTCAGGCGCTGAGTTTTTCGGCAACCAGCAGGGTCAGGGTGGACTTGTCGGGCGCGGGGCGGTAAACCTCTGGCGCCACGAGGTACACGCCGGCGCGGCACGACAGGCGCAGGCGCTGGTACAGGCGCACCAGGCGCTCGATGCTGGCCTCGTGCGCGGCGCTGCCGGGGCGCCATTCAAGGCGGATGGTGCGGTCGGCCTCGCTGGCGCCGAAGTCATTGAACACGGCGGCGCCGTCGAGCGTGGCAATCCTGTTCATGCGCCGGCGGGTTTCGCCGAAGTCTGACGCGGGCAACACGCGCAGGGTGAAGGCGCCGTCGAGGTCGAAGGTGGTGGCGGCAAGGTGGATCAGCATGTCAGGTGCCTAGCAGTAGTTTCAGGCCGTCCGCATTCACCCGGGTCTGAATGGTGCGCAGGATTTCCCACATGAATGCCTCCAGGTGCGGCTGCAGGCCGGCGCCGTCGATCTTGATGAGCGCGCCACCGCTGGCCAATGCCTGGGTCTGCGCCTGGATTTGCGCGATCGTGGCCTCGGTCAGCTTGCTTTGCAGGGAAAACGCTTTTTCACGCAGATCGTTTTCTTTCTCGATCTGGTCATTGATCTTGCTCAGCTCGGAAAAGCTCAGGCTCTGGTTGCCGAACAGGCCGTAAAGTTTGCCCAGCACGTCGCCGGTGCTGGTGATGGTGGTGTTGACGCTGTTGAAGGCGGCAGTGATCTTCTGCGCGTCGGCCTGGATGGTGGCCACGCTGACGGCGGTTTGCTGCTCGATGAGTTTGATCTTCTCCTGGAAGTTCATCTTCGCGACTTCTTCGTTCCACTTCTTCGCGGCCTCCTCGGCTTTCTTGGTTTCGTCGGCGGTTTTCTTCAGGCTGTCGGCGGTCTTGTCGGTGGCGCCGCCGAGCTTGATGGTGCCGGTGGCGGACTTCACCAGCTGCTGCTCGTACCCGGTGATGGCGCCGGTGAGCGCGTCGAACACCGGCACGGCCTTGTACGCATAGGTCAGCGTGCCGGCCTGCGCTTCGGCCAGCTTGCCGGTGCCGCTGGCGGCCTTGTCGGCGGCGTTGGCCGCGTCGATCATGGCCTTGTTCTGCGCGGCAAAGGCGTCGCCCGACTTGTCGGCGGCGGCGTTCACGCCGGCCAGGGCGCTGCCGGCCTTCACCCAGCCCTGGATGGCGTCGCTCCAGACCACCTGCCCGGTGTCCACCAGCTTCATGGCCTCGTCGATGGACTTGGCGGCGATGCCGGTGGTTTCGGCGAATCGCTCCAGGGTAGGGATGGATCGGGCCTGCACCTCGGCAGTGGTGGCCTGGGACTCGTTCAACTTGTCGTTGGCGGTTTTCCATTTGGCCAGCGCGTCGACCAACTGTACGATTTTGTCGCTGGCCCAATACGACGCGAAGGCCACGCCAGCGGCCTGCAGACCGAGCGCGACGCCTGGCATCGCGGCGCCGAAGGCCACAAACGCCTGCACCAGCCCGATACCCTGTTTGACCAGCAGGATGTCCACCAGCGCGGTCAGCGCGGGCATCAGGGTGGCCAGGCCGCCGGCCAGCGCGTTGATCTGCGTGACGGCGCCGCCGATCTCTCCGGCCATCTTGAACAGCTCGGGGTTGGTGGTGTCGACCTGGCTGCCGATCTTGACCAGCCAGTCGAACAGCGGCTTGAACGATTCGATCACGCCCGCGGTGAAGTTGCTCAGGCCCAAGAAGGCGGCGCCGGACAACTCGATGGCGTGGGTCAGTCCGTCCACCGTGGTGAGGTCGATGTTCTTGAACAGCAGGCCAAAGGCGTCGATCACCGACTGGATGCCCTTGGTGAACCCGCTCAGGTCGGCCTTCTCCAGCGCGGCGGGCAGGTTCTTGGCGACGGCCTCCATGGTCTTGGCCAGGTCGCCAATCAGGGTCTCGACGTAGGCCACCAGGTCTTTCAGCGCGCCGTCTTTCACGCTGGCGCCCAGTGCCTGGAAGATGTTGGCAATGGCAGCGGCCACGCTGCCGAACTCGTCGAGCAGCGGCGTGCCGATCTGCACCGTGAGCACGCCGAAGGCGCCGGCGATCTTGGCGGTGGAGACCGTCAGGCTGTCGGCCATCTTGGCAAAGGCGGCATCGGTGGCGCCGGTGACGTTGCCCATGGCCTTGACGGTTTCGGCAAACTTCTCGGCCTGCGGTCCGGCCAGGGTGGCGGCGGCGGTGAAGGCGCCAATGTCGCCAAAAAGCACTTTCATCTGCTCGGCGCTGCCGCCGGTGGCGGCCGATACCTTTTGCAGCAACCCGGCCAGGCCGTCGGCCTTGAGGCCGGCCGCGCCCCAGGTGATGCCCAGGCTTTCGGCCAGCTCCTTTGCGTCCTTGCTCGGGCTGAGGATGTTGCTGATGGCGCCGCGCAGGTATTCAATGGACTCGGCCGGCTTGATGCCGCTGGCGGTGAGAACCGCAATGGCGGCGCCAATTTCCTCCAGCGACACGCCGGCGATCTTGGCCACCGGCGCCACCTTGGCGAAGCTGGCCGCCAGGTCGTTCATGCTGATGTCGCCGTCGTCGATGATCTTGAAGAACAGGTCGCTCAGCTTGCCGGCGTCGCCGATCTGCATGCCGTAGCTGTTCAGCGTGCTGACCAATACCTTGGTGGTGCTGTCCAGATCCGCCCGGGTGGCCACGGCCAGTCGCTCGGCGGTGGCGATGAGGTCGAGCGACTTGCTCCAGTCCACACCAGATCCGATGGCGGCGCTAAGGGCCGATGTGATCTCTGCCAGCGGCTTGGTGCTGGTGCTGGCGTATTGCAGGATGGCGTCGCGAAACTTGGCCAGGTCTTCATCCGACGCCGTGATGATGGTGGTGATCTGGCGAAAGTTGGTGTCAAAGTCTCCAGCGGCCTTGACGCTGAAGGCCAGGATGGCGGTGCCTGCGGCCAGCAGGCCGGCTTCCAGCTTCACCGCGCTGGTGGTGAAGTCGGCGATGGGCTGGGTGGCGGTCTGCACGCCACCGGCGAACGATTCCAGGTTGCGCAGCGCGGCCTGCGTGGCCGCCTGCGTCTTGTCGACCCCGTTGAAGATGAGGTCGATGGTCTTGGATGCGTCTGCCACGGGTTGGCCCTTGTGTTGTTGTCAGCGGTTGGCGGGGGTCTTTTGGGCTTCGGCCCGCGCGGCGTAGAACAGGCCCCAGAGGTGTTCTTCGAGCGGGGTCAGGTGGCCCTCGGGGAAGATGTCGGGGCGCAGCTCGTACAGCATCTTGTGCGCGCGTTCGGCCAGCGCCAGGGCCAGCCTTACCCGTCCGTCTGCCCAGAGGGCCTGGGCTTTCCCAGTTCACCCCCTTGCACGAAAAGCTGTTCGACCTCGTTGACCAGCCTGAAAAACGTGGCCGGGTGGGTTTCGGACAGGCGCACCACCACCTCGCGGTGCTCCGTGCCAATGGCCGGCGACACGCTGGCCATGGCCACCATCTCCAGCTTCTTGCTGAATTCGCCCGGGGTCTGCTCGGCCACGGCGCGCAGGGCGTCCACGCTGCCTTCGCCGCCGCTCAAGGCCTTGGACAGGGCCTCGTGCAAACGGCGCACGGCTTCGTTCTGGGCCTCGGCGCAGCGGTAGAACTCCAGCGCCGTCAAGCT